GCCAGTCGGCGGGCGGGACCGAGAGTGGGTCGTCTCACTCGGCGTGTTCGCCTTCCTTGAAGGCGCTGTCGGTGATCTCGCACAGCTTGGCGCGGTAGTGGTTCAGGGTGCCAACGTGCCCCCAGTGGATCTCGTCGGGGCTGGTCTCGAAGTGGTCCGCGCTGAGGGCGGCAAGTCGCTCCAGCATCGCGTCGATCTCGATCTTGGCGGCGAGGAAGGCGTCGAGGGCTTTCGTGTTGTCCTGTGCGCGGCGGGTCATTTCGGTGGCTCCTAAGTGAGTTGCATCGTCCTTCTGAAAGGACGTTCGCTCTGTCCGCGACGCTTATCAACGACATAAGCACATGATCTTGAATGATAATCGGAGCCGCCAATGCAGGGCATGAGCGAGCGCCAGTACGCCGCGCACGTCGGGCTGTCGCGGGGCGCGATCCAGAAGGCGAAGACGGCTGAACGGCTTGTGCTCTTCGCCGATGGCAGCATCAACGCGGCCGCCAGCGATGTGCGTCGGGCGGAAACGACCGACCCGTCGAAGACCCGAAAGCCGCCCGAGCCCAAGCTGAAGCCGGTGCCCGAGGCGGCCGTTGCTGCTGTGGGCGAGACCCTGCGCGAACAGGGGCTGGCGGTGCCAGCGGTTGGCGGGGGCACGACCTACCTGCAGGCCAAGACCGCCAACGAGGTTCTGAAGGCGCAGGAGCGGCGCATCCGGCTGCAGAAGCTGAAGGGGGAGTTGATCGAGCGGGCCCGGGCGCTGTCGCTGGTGTTCCGGCTGGCGCGGGAGGTGCGGGACGCATGGGTGAACTGGCCCGCGCGGTCATCGGCATTGATGGCGGCGGAACTGGGCGTGGAACCGGCCGCAATGCAGAAGGCCTTGGAAAAACATGTCCATGCCCACCTCGACGAACTTGCCGAGGTCCGGCCTGATTTCCGGTGAAACTGGCGACGACCTGACCGACTTCGACGGCGCGGCGGAAATCCTGCGCACCTGGGGTGCGGGTCTGACGCCGGACCCCGACCTGACAGTGTCGCAATGGGCGGACAAGCACCGGATGCTGTCGGGTCGCGCTTCGGCGGAACCGGGGCGATATCGGACGGCGCGCACGCCTTACATGCGCGAGATCATGGACCGCCTGTCGCCCGGCGACGAGATGCAGCGCATTGTGTTCATGAAGGCCGCGCAGGTCGGGGCGACCGAGGCTGGCAACAACTGGATCGGTTTTGCCATTCACCAGGCACCGGGCCCGATGCTGGCGGTCCAGCCGACGGTGGAACTGGCCAAGCGCAACTCGCGCCAGCGGATCGACCCGCTGATCGACGAAAGCCCTGACCTGCGGGAGCGGGTCAAACCGGCGCGATCGCGGGACGCGGGCAACACCATGCTGTCGAAGGAATTCGCGGGCGGCATCTTGATCATGACAGGGGCAAACTCGGCGGTAGGGCTGCGGTCGACCCCGGCGCGCTACATCTTCCTCGACGAGGTTGATGCCTATCCGGCCTCGGCCGACGAAGAAGGTGATCCGGTCACGCTGGCGGAAGCGCGGTCGCTGACCTTCGCGCACCGGCGCAAGGTGTTCCTGGTTTCGACCCCCACAATTCGGGGGCTGAGCCGGATCGAACGGGAATACGAGGCGTCCGACCAGCGCCGGTTCTTCGTGCCGTGCCCGCATTGCAGCCACGCGCAGTGGCTGAAATTCGACCGGCTGCGCTGGCAGAAGGGGCGGCCGGAAACGGCGGAATATCACTGCGAGGGCTGTGATCAGCCCATCGGCGAACATCACAAGACGGCGATGCTGGAGGCTGGCGAATGGCGAGCGACGGCCGTTGCCGCCGATCCGACCACGGTCGGGTATCACCTCTCGGCGCTCTACTCGCCGATCGGCTGGTTGAGTTGGGAGCGGATCGTGCGGTCATGGGAAGCGGCCCAAGGGTCGGACGAGGCGATCAAGGCGTTTCGCAACACGATCCTTGGCGAAACTTGGGTCGAAACTGGGGAAGCCCCCGACTGGCAACGGCTCTACGACCGGCGCGAGCGCTGGACGTCCGGCACGGTGCCAGCGGGCGGGCTGTTCCTGACCGCCGGAGCCGACGTGCAGAAGGACCGGATCGAGGTCGACGTCTGGGCCTGGGGTCGCGGTCTGGAAAGCTGGCTGGTCGATCATGTTGTCATCGAGGGCGGGCCGGATCGGCATGATGCATGGTCGGAACTGACGGCCTTGCTGGACCGGTCCTGGCCGCATGAACGCGGCGCGCATCTGCGCATCGCGCGGCTTGCCATCGACACAGGCTATGAGGCCGCGGCGGTCTATTCCTGGTCGCGGGCGCAAGGGTTTGGGCAGGTGTCGCCGGTGAAAGGCGTCGAAGGGTTCAACCGTTCCAGCCCGGTGTCGGGGCCGACCTTCGTGGATGCGACCGAGGGTGGCAAGCGCCTGCGGCGCGGCGCGCGGCTTTGGACCGTGGCGGTCTCGACCTTCAAGGCCGAGACCTACCGCTTCCTGCGGCTGGAACGTCCGACCGAGGAAGACATGGCCGAAGGGGCCGCGTTTCCGCCCGGCTCGGTGCATCTGCCGCATTGGGTCGAGAACGAATGGCTGAAGCAGTTCGTGGCCGAGCAGCTGGTGACGGTGCGCACCAAGCGCGGCTTTGCCCGGCTGGAATGGCAGAAACTGCGTGAGCGCAACGAGGCGCTGGACTGCCGGGTCTATGCCCGCGCCGCCGCCTGGATCGCGGGCGCGGATCGCTGGACCGACGAGAAATGGCGCGATCTCGAGGATCAACTCGGGGCGGCGCCAACGGAAATCGATGGTGCGGGGCGGGTCAACCGGCCGCAAGCCGCACCCCAGGGAAAACGGCAGTCGGACTGGCTTGGCCGACGCGGAGGATGGTTCTGACATGGCAGAGTGGACGGAAACCGAACTCGCGGCCCTGCGCCGGGCCTATGCCAGCGGCACGACGCGGGTCAGCTATGATGGAAAATCCGTCGACTACGGCTCGGCCGAGGATCTGCTGGGCAGAATCCGGACCATCGAACGTGCCATCGCGGGGACCACGCGGCCGCTGCCTGTGGCCGGGTTGGCGGGCTTCTCGCGCGGGGATCGCTGATGCCCGCGAACTGGATGGACCATGCCATTGCCTCGGTGGCACCGCGCATGGCGGCCCGGCGCGTGCTGGCACGGCAGGCCTTCGAGACCCTGACGCGCGGCTATGACGGCGCATCCAAAGGGCGACGCACGGACGGGTGGCGTGCGCCGGGATCCTCGGCCGACACCGAGATCGGCGTAGCCGGGGCGCTCTTGCGCGACCGGATGCGGGATCTGGTGCGCAACAATCCGCATGCGGCCAAGGCGGTGGCGGTGCTGGTGAACAACATCGTCGGAAGCGGCATCATGCCCCGTGCCGCCAGTGGCGACGACAAGCTGGACCGCAAGGTCGATGCCCTGTTCGAACGCTGGACGGCCGATTGCGACGCCGACGGCCAGCTGGATTTCTACGGGCTGCAGACGCTGATCTGCCGCGAAATGGTCGAGGCGGGCGAGGTATTGGTTCGGCGCAGGCTTCGGCGGGCCAGCGATGGTCTGGCTGTGCCGTTGCAACTTCAGGTGCTGGAGGCCGATTTCCTCGACGCCACCAAGACCAGCAACGTCGGCGCGGGCCGCATCGTGCAAGGCATCGAGTTTGACCCGGTCGGCAAACGCCGGGCTTACTGGTTGCACCCGGAACACCCCGGCGATGCACATGGGGCGCTGCGGGGCGGCCTCGACAGCCGCCCGGTTCCCGCGACCGAGATCGCCCATGTCTATGAAAAACAGCGCACGCAGGCGCGTGGCGTGCCGTGGGGCGCGCCGGTGATCCGCAGTTTGCGCGATCTCGACGACTATGAAGTTGCTGAACTGGTCCGCAAGAAAACTGAGGCCTGCGTCACCGCCATCGTCTTCGGCGACGATGAATCCCAGCAGGGCATCGCACCAACCGTGGTCGATGCCGACGGCAACCGGGTCGAGCAGTTCGAACCGGGGCTGATCGCCTATGCCCGGGGCGGCAAGGACATCCGCTTCAACCAGCCCTCCGCCACGGGCGGTTATGGCGAATACAAGCGGGCCAGCCTGCACACCATCTCGGCCGGGTTCCGCGTGCCGTATGAATTGCTGACCGGCGATCTCAGTCAGGTCAACTATTCCTCGATCCGGGCCGGGCTCGTCGAGTTCCGCCGTCAGATCGACGCTGTGCAGTGGCAGCTCTTCATCCCGATGTTCTGCGCCCCGGTCTGGCGCTGGTTCACCGAAGCTGCATGGGCGGCGGGCCAGATCCCGTCGCCCGACGTGCCGGTCGAATGGTCGCCGCCGAAGTTCGAAGCGGTCGACCCGCAGAAGGACGCGATGGCCAACCTGCTGTCGATCCGGTCGGGCACCATGACGCTGGCCGAGGTGATCGCCAAGCAGGGCCGCAACCCCGACGCTGTACTCGCGGAAATCGCCGCGACCAATGCCAAGCTGGATGCCCTCGGCCTTGTTCTCGACAGCGACCCGCGCCGCGTCACGAAAACCGGCAGCGCCCAGACAAGCGATCCGGCCAACGATCCGGCGGCCGACCCCGACAACGACCCGGCGCAACCTGACGCCGCCCAACAGGACTGACCCCATGGACACGATGATCGAACTGCCGGCCATGCGCCGGACGGCGGAGCTTGCGCCGAACACGGCCGATGCGACCGCCCGCACTGTCGAGGTGGTCTGGTCGGCCGGGGCCCGCGTTCGCCGCGCCAGCTTCTTCGGCGAGCCTTACGACGAGGAACTGAGCCTGGATCCCGCCCATGTGCGGCTGGAAAGGTTGAACGCGGGCGCGCCCTTCCTGAAGGTGCACGAGCTGGGCGCGCTGGACGCGGTCATCGGCTCGGTCGTCCCTGGTTCCGCGCGCCTTGAAAATGGCCGGGGCATCGCGCTGGTCCGCATCTCCGAACGCGACGATGTCGAACCGATCTGGCGCGACATTCAGGCCGGGCACATCCGGGCGGTCTCCATCGGTTACCAGGTCCACCGCTTCGAGGTCTCCAAGCCCGATGGCGGCCGCGAGTTGTGGCGCGCCGTCGACTGGACGCCGTTCGAGGTTTCCGCTGTGCCGGTCGGGGCCGACCCCGCCGCAGGCTTCCGCGCCCAGCAACGCCTTCACGACTGCGTCCTTCATCGCCGGGACGCTTTGGCCCAACGACAAGGAGCATTCCCGATGACCGATCAAACCCAGCCCCCGGCCGCAGCGGCCGCCGAACCCCATGCGACCGAGGAGACCCAGATGACCGATCCCACCAATGCCGCTGCCGAGCCTCAGGTGCGCACCAGCGAAACCCGCGCGCTGTCACAGCCCATCGCGCCCGACACCGAAGCCATCGCCACCCGTGCGCGCGAGGGTGAACGCGACCGCGTCTCCACCATCTACGATTTGGCGGGTCGCCTGAACCTTGAGCGCGGCTTTGCCGAGGATCTGGTCAAGCGCGGTGTCACCGTCGATGAATCCCGCCGCCTGATCCTCGATCAGGTCGCCGCCAAATCCGACGAGACCCGCACCTTCCCGCATGTCTCGATCCCGCTCGGCGGCCGGGATGAACGCGTGACCCGCCGCGACGCCGTGGCCAATGCGCTGCTGCACCGCTACAGCCCGACGTTGTTCCAACTGGACGACTCTGCCCGCCAGTACCGTGGCATGTCGCTTCTGGAACTGGCCCGCGAAAGCCTGACCAATGCCGGGGTCAACACGCGCGGCCTGTCGCGCGACGAGGTTGCAACGCGCTCGCTGCATTCCACCTCCGACTTCCCCGAAATCCTGTCCGCTGTCACCAACAAGACCCTGCGCCAGGCCTATGAGACCTATCCGCGCACCTTCATGCTGTTCTGCCGCCAGGTTCTCGCCACCGACTTCAAGGCGATGAACAGGGTTCAGCTGGGCGAGGCCCCGCAACTGCTGGAAGTGGGCGAAAGCGGCGAGTTCAAGCGCGGCACGCTCGGGGAGTCCAAGGAAAGCTACAAGGTCAAGACCTACGGCCGGGTGGTTGCGATCACGCGCCAGACGCTGATCAACGACGATCTCGATGCCTTCACCCGGATCCCGGCGATGTATGGCAATTCCATCGCCCAACTTGAAAGCGATGTGGTCTGGGGCATCATCACCGCCAACCCGGCGATGGCCGATGGCAACGCGCTGTTCCACACCACGCACAAGAACCTGGCCGGGACAGGCACGGCGCTGGCGGTCGATGCGGTGGGGGCGGCGCGGGCGGCGATGGCGCTGCAGACCGGGTTCGACAAGAAGACCGTGCTGAACATCCGCCCGGCCTTCTTGATCGTGCCCGCCGCATTGGAACTGAAGGCCGAGCAGCTGGTGGCGCAGAACCTCGTACCCGCCGACAGCACCAAGGTGGTGCCGCAGTCGATCCGGACGCTCTCACCCATCAGCGAGCCCCGGCTGGATGCTGCCAGCGCTACCGCCTGGTATCTCGCGGCCAGCCCCAACCAGATCGACACCATCGAGTATGCCTACCTGGAGGGCCAGCAGGGTGCCTATATCGAGACCCGAAACGGCTTTGATGTCGACGGAGTCGAGATCAAGTGTCGCCTCGACTTCGGGGCAAAGGCCATCGATTGGCGCGGCCTGTACAAGAATCCAGGCGCGTAATGCCCCTATCCTAAACCCTGACACGCGGGCGGTCCTGACGGGCCGCCCATCGTCTTTCCACAAGGATCCCCACCATGAAAAACTACGTCCAGCCCGGCAATATTATCACCCTGACCGCGCCCTACGCCGTAGCATCAGGCGATGGCCTCCTCGTCGGTGCCATCTTCGGCGTCGCTTCTGGCACCGCCGCCCTTGGCGAAGCGGTCGAGACCGCGGTCGAGGGCGTCTACGATCTGAAGAAGGTCGCCTCGCAGGCATGGGCCGCTGGCGACAAGATCTACTGGGACAACACGGCGAAGAACACGACCAAGACCCTGACCTCGAACACGCTGATCGGCGTGGCGACTGAGGCTGTCGCAGGCGGGGCCACCGACCTGATCGGCCGGGTGCGACTGAACGGCGCGTTCTGATGTCGGCCTTTGCCGCCGCTGTCGGCGCGCTCTTCGCTGATCCGAACATGGGGCGGGACGCGGTCTACATCGCCGATGGCGGCGCACCAGTTTTGGTGCGCGTCGTCGCTCGGCGCGCCGATGCCGTCACCGACTTCGGCGACGCCCGGCTCTGGTCCGCAACCACGCGCATCGATCTGCGCGTGGCCGAGGTGCCGAACCCGCGCCCCGGTGATCGGATTGAGATCGACGCCGAGGCATTCCTCATTCAGGGCGAGCCCATCCGTGATCGCGAGCGGCTGGTCTGGACTGTCGATCTGTGCCCAGCATGAAACTGAAACTTGCCATCGATCCCGACATCGTTGCCCTGATGGCGGCCGAGGTCGCAGCGGGGGAACGTGCCGTCACCGCCGCCATGCGCGAGGCTGGCACCGGCCTGAAATCCGCCTGGCGCACACAGATCACCGGTGCGGGGCTGGGCACGCGCCTCGCCAACTCGATCCGCTCCGCCAGCTTTCCGAAGTCCGGCGAAAGCCTGAACGCGGCGGCGCTGGTCTGGTCGAACGCCCCGGTGATCATCGGCGCGCATGACACTGGGCCGCTTATCCGCTCGAAGAACGGCTTCTGGCTGGCGATTCCCACGCCAGCAGCGGGCAAATCCACGCGCCGCGGTCGTATCACCCCCGGCGAATGGGAACGCCGCACCGGCCTGCGCCTGCGGTTTATCTATCGCCGGAGGGGTCCAAGCCTGCTGGTGGCCGAGGGACGGTTGAACACCAAGGGCCGCGCCGTGGAGTCAAAGTCGAAAACCGGCCGGGGCGTCGTCACCGCGCCGATCTTTCTGCTGGTCCCGCAGGTCAAGCTGCCGAAGCGGCTGGACCTCGCGCGGGATGCCGAGCGAGCGGTCGACGGTGTGCCGGGGCTGATCGTGGCGAGATGGAGTACGCTTGCTTCATAGACAGCGTCAGGAACCACCATCCAACGCAGTTTTATCAAGAAACGTGCGTTGCTTGCATGAAAAAAGTGTTCAACACCGGGTCCATGGTCTCAAATCCGAAAACGCCGCCAATGGGATTCACGAGATACTGTTCTGCCGAGCTAACCGTTTTTTTGAGGTCAATCCGGTTTGAGCGACCGTCAGCCCAATCCACTGTGTACTTGGTATTCGCCCCATTGTGACGTCCAACGCCAACTACCATTATCGAGTGAACTGCCAATCTCCTGTAGAATACAGTGAAATTTCTTCTTGGCTGTGTCCGATGCATGCAGGAAAGGCGCTTCGCGCTTTCTCCTGTTCCAACCTTCACATCTCGGATCGCCAAGTCCAATGAAGCGTCAGCTTGAGCCACCGACTTAATCCACATCCAATCAGGTCGATCAAATCGCGGTGGTTGCCAGATCATGGGGACAACGACTTCACTGTTATAGTCCTTGGCAAGAGATTCAATTGTATGAATTTGGACTTTCACGTTTACTCCCTGGCATCGAATACGGCCCCACACTTTGGCGTGCGGCAAGCTTACACAGACAATCGGTTCAACAGAACCTCTCTCGAATAGTTCTGCGGACAAAACATGCCCACCCCCCGCGAAACCATCCTCGCCGCGTTGCACGCGCGGCTTTCGGCGTTGCCCGCCACCGCCCTGCGCGGTGATGTGTTGCCCGAGCGCGTGCCCGCCGCAGGTCTCCTGATCCTGCGCGACGGTGAGCCCGGCGAGCCCGAGGTCACGCTGTCGCCGCTGCGCTACCACTACCAGCACCGGGCCGAGATCGAGGCCGTCGTGCAGGGTGCGGCCCGTGACGCCGCCTTCGACACCCTCTGCGCCAGCATCGGCGCAGCGCTTGCCGCCGACCGCACACTGGGCGGGCTCTGCGACTGGGTCGAGGCGGAAGCGCCGCGTCCGGTTGACCTGCCGGTCGAGGGTGCCGCCAGCCTGAAGGCAGCGGTGATCCCGGTCACTCTGCACTATTCCACGGCCGACCCGCTGGCCTGACCCCACAAACGACAGGAGAACACGATGGCACGAGCCCATGGGGCGCGGGCGCAGATGGCGCTTGCGTTCGAATCCGTCTATGGCACCGCGCCCGCCACGGGCTACCGCACGGTGCCGTTTGCCAGCACCACGCTCGGCTCCGAACAGCCGCTGATCGCCTCGGAACTGCTGGGCCAGGGGCGCGATCCGCTGGCCCCGATCAAGGACGCCGTCACTGCCGATGGCGATGTCGTGGTGCCGATCGACGTCGAGAACCTTGGGCTGTGGCTGAAGGCGGCCTTCGGCGCGCCGGTCACCTCCGGCACAACGCCCAAGACCCATACCTTCCAGTCCGGCAATTGGACGCTGCCGAGCATGGCCATCGAGACGGCGATGCCCGAGGTTCCGCGCTATGCGATGTACACCGGCTGCGTTTGCGATCAGCTGTCCTGGCAGATGGCGCGGTCGGGGCTGCTGACCGCTACGGCGCGGCTGGTCGCGCAGGGCGAGAGCGTCGCGGCGGCCACGGCCGCTGGCACGCCCACCTCGCTGGCGCTGCAGCGGTTCGGGCACTTCAACGGCGCGATCACGCGCAACGGCTCGCCGCTCGGCAACGTCATTTCCGCCGAGGTGACCTATTCCAACGGCCTCGACCGGATCGAGACCATCCGCTCGGACGGGCGCATCGAGGGCGCCGACCCCGGCATGGCCGCGCTGACCGGTCGGGTGGAGGTGCGTTTCGCCGACAGCACGCTGATTACACAGGCGATCGATGGCACGCCCTGCGAGATGGTCTTCGCCTGGAGTCTTGGTGCCAACGCGAGCTTCACCTTCACCGCGCATGCCGTCTATCTGCCGCGCCCCCGAATCGAGATCCCGGGCCCACAGGGCATCCAGGCCACCTTCGACTGGCAGGCCGCCAAGGCCGCCAGCCCCGCCCGCATGTGCACCGCCGTCCTCGTCAACACCGTTGTGAGCTATTGACCATGATCAGACTGAACCTGACTGCATCCCCTTCGTGGCTGACCCTCGCCCCCGGCTTGCGCATCAAACTGACCCCGCTGACCACCGCTTTGATGGTCTCGGCCCGTGCCGATCCGGCCATCGAAGCCCTGCCGGGCACCGCCACGCAAGAAGAACTGGCACTTGCGATGGCCAAGGCCGTGGCCCGCCGCGCCGTGCTGGATTGGGAGGGCGTTGGCGATGACGCTGGCGATGCTGTGCCAGTCTCGCCCGAAGGCATCGACGCCCTGCTGGAAATCTGGCCCGTCTTCGAGGCGTTCCAGACCCAATACGTCGCCAAGGGTCTGATCCTGGACGCGGAAAAAAACGTCTCCGCGCCCTTGCCGAATGGTCCTTCGGCGGGGGCGACCGCTACTGCGCGGCTTGTACGGGGCGCTGCCCCGACTGCCCCGCAAGACTGAACCGGCCGCAGACGGAAGATGGCTGGCATGTCTGGGACCTGGTCGGCCGCCTTGGGGGCCAGCTGCGGGTCATCCCCGGCGCGGTGCTCGGCTGGGACATGGGCGCTGCCCTCGCGATGGCAAACGCCCTCGGGATCGACACCCTGATCGCGGCCGAACTGCTGCCCGAGATCGAGGCGGTGATGGTGCGCAAGCTGAACGAACAGATCGGAGAGGGACATGGCTGAAAAACGGGTCAGTGTCCGGCTTGTCGCAGAAGGCGGCCGCCAGGTGCGCGCCGAGTTGGAAGGCATCGGCGAGGCGGGCACGCGCGGGTTTGGCCGTTTGTCGTCGGAGATGGAACTGGCCAATGCCCGACTTGGCAGCTTTGCCCGGAAAGCCGGGATTGCGCTGGCGGCGGTGGCGGCCGCCGCAGCCGCTGCGGGTGTGGCGATGGTCCGTTCGGGGCTCGACGTCATCGGCGCGCAGGCGGACTTGGCAGCCTCGCTCAGGACCACGGTCGAAAGCCTGCAGGTGCTGACATGGGCTGGGGAACTGGCCGGTGTGTCGATGGGCGAGATCGAACAGGCCACCAAGAAGTTGACCACGCGGTTGTCGGAAGCGGCGGCTGGGTCCGGATCGGCTGTTGGGGCCTTGCAACGGCTGAACCTGACGGCCGCCGAACTGCAAGCCCTACCGCTCGATCAACGCATCGTCGCCATCCAGGAGGCACTGAACCAGTTCGTGCCCGAGGCCGAACGCGCTGCCGTGGCATCCGACCTCTTCGGTGATCGCGCCGCACTGGCCTTTCTGCGCATCGACTCCGCGACCTTGCGAGAGGCGGCACAGGATGTGCAGGATTTCGGGGTGGCGGTCAACGCGGCCGATGCCGCCCAGATCGAACGCACCGGAGATGCCATCGCCAAGCTGAGCCTGATCTGGCTCGGTCTGACCAACCGACTGACCGCCGCCGTCGCCCCGGCGCTGGAAACCGTGGCGAATGCGCTCGCCGATATGGCGCGTGGCACCGGGCCCATCGGCGGTGCGATCACGGCGGTATTCGACAATCTCGCACGGCTTGCCACCTATGCCGCGACCTTCGCCGCCTTCATGGCCGGTCGCTGGGTGGCAGGGCTGGCCGTTGCCGCCCTATCGGTGCGCGGCCTCGCCACGGCGCTGGTCATCATGCGCGGCGCACTGATCCGAACCGGCATCGGGGCGTTGATCGTTGGCGCGGGGGAACTGGTCTATCAGTTCTCGCAACTGGTGGCCCGTGTCGGCGGCGTCGGCGAAGCCTTCCGCCTGCTGGGTGATCTGGCGAAAGAAGTCTGGTCGCGCATCGGCCTCGCGCTCGACGCCGCATTCGCCAACATGGCTGCAGGTTGGGAGGGTCTGAAGGCAGCGGGGCTGTCGGCCATCGAGGGTACCATCGCGGGCGTGGTCAGTTTCGGCGACCGGACGGCGGCGATCTTCCAGGGAGCCTATGATGCCGCCGTGGCAATCTGGGGAAGTCTGCCCGGCGCCATCGGCGACTTCGCCTTCCAGTCCGCGAACGGGCTGATCTCTGGCGTCGAGGCGATGCTGAACGGCGTCGTCACCCGGATCAACAATTTCATCAACGGTCTGAACGCCGCGTTGGACCTGCTGCCGGACTGGGCGGTCGGCGAAGGCGGGGTGCGGATCGGCACGTTGGACCCAGTAGAACTGGCGCGGATTGGCAACCCGTTCGAGGGTGCCGCAACCGCCGCCGGGGCAGCCGCAGCAGATGCCTTTTCAGCCGCGCTCTCGCGCACCTATCTCGAGCCACCCGACCTCGGGCTTGGCGCGATGGCAGACGATGCGCGTGGCCGGGCCGACGGCTATCGCGAAGCGGCCGGCATGCTGGCCGATGCTGCGGGTCGTCCGCTGGCCAGTTGGCAAGCGCTGCGCGATGGGGTGACCGGCACCGGATCGGATGCCGAAACGGCGTTAGCAGATGCCGCCAGTTCGGCGGATGCCTTGAACACCGAACTGGGCGACACTGCAGCCGCTGCCGGGAGTGCGGGCGCTGCGGCGCGCGAAGCCGGGGCGGCGGCGGCTGACGGGGCTGATCAGGCCGCGACCGGATGGGGCGCAGTCACTGCGGCACTCGCCGACTATGCCACCAAGGCGCGCAACATCGGCGGCGATATCGGCCAGGCGCTGGTCGGGGCCTTCACGTCCGCCGAGAACGCGGTGGGCGAGTTTGTGAAGACCGGCAAGCTGGATTTCCGCGATCTGGTCACGTCGATGATCGCCGATCTGGCCAAGCTGGCGGCGCGGACATTCATCCTAGGCCCCATCGCAAACGCACTGTCCGGAGCCCTTGGCGGTGCGGGCGGGCTCTTCGCCAACATCCTCCACGCGGGTGGCATGGTCGGATCGCCAGGCCCCGGTCGCATGGTCCCTGCGTTTGCCTTCGCGAATGCCCCGCGCATGCATGCGGGCGGCTGGGCCGGGATCAAGCCCGACGAGGTTCCGGCGATCCTGCAACGCGGCGAGCGTGTGCTTTCCCGCCGCGAGGCAGCAGGCTACGGCCAATCCACCGCGCCTGCGGTCAACGTCACCATCATGGCGCGCGATGCCGAAAGCTTCCGCCAATCGCGCACGCAGGTGGCCAGCGACATCGCCCGCGCCGTGTCGCTGGGCCGGAGAGGCATGTGATGGCGTTCCACGAAGTCAGGTTCCCCGACAACATCAGCCGCGGGGCGCGCGGGGGGCCGGAACGGCGCACGCAAGTGGTCGAGCTGGCCAGCGGTGACGAGGAGCGCAACGCCAGTTGGGCGAACTCCCGCCGCCGCTATGATGTCGCCTATGGTATCCGCCGCGCCGACGATCTGGCGGCGGTCGTCGCCTTCTTCGAGGCCCGCAACGGCCGCCTGCACGGGTTTCGCTACAAGGACTGGGCGGATTACAAATCCTGTCTGCCGTCGCAACTGGTGGCCCCGACCGATCAGCCAATCGGCACTGGCAACGGCGCGGTCAGCACCTTTGCTCTCCTGAAGCGCTACATTTCCGACGCGCAAAGCTGGACCCGCGCCATCGCCAAGCCGGTAGCAGGGACCGTCCGTCTCGCCCTGAACGGGGCCGAGCAGATGTCGGGCTGGAGCGTCGATACGACCACCGGCAGCGTCACCTTCACCACCGCCCCCGGCGCGGGCGTCGCAATCACGGCGGGCTTCGAATTCGACGTCCCCGTTCGCTTCGACACCGACATGCTCGACGTCACCCTCGACATCGAGCGGCTGGGGTCGATCACATCCATCCCGCTCTTGGAGATCCGGCGATGAACGAAGAAACCGGCTTCATCGCCGCCGTGCTGCGCGATTTGGCAACTTCCACCGCCGTCATCCTCGCCGCCTGGGGCGCGCTTGGCGGGGCGACCAACGCCCTGACCACTCGGATGCGGCTCCGCGATGCTCTGCGCCACATCCTGCTCGGCGGTCTGATCGCGGCCGGGATGGGCAGCCTGTCGATGGCAGTCATCACCGCCTGGCTCGGCCTGCCATCGCAGGCGATCCCGGCCGGGGGTGCGGCGGGCTCTGCCGCCTATCTGGTCGGCGTCTTCGGCCCTGCCTTCATCGAGGTCGTCCTCGCGCGCCTGCGCAGCGGCAAGGGGGGCAAGCCCGATGCATGAACTTCTCCGCCTTGCGCGCGCCATCCGCTGCGATGCGGCCGATCCGGCACAGGCCTTCAGCCACCGCCTGCGCATCGGTCTTCTGGTCGCCGCCCTGATCCTGATACTTTCCTCCATCTTCCGGTGATCCCATGCAAATGACTGCCAAGAAAATGTCTGATCGCGGGCTTCTTGCCCTTGTCCGGCACGAAGGACTCGTGCCCGGACCTTATCTCGATATCAAAAACATCTGGACCTTCGGCATCGGCCATACCGCTGCCGCCGGTCCGCCCGATCCGGCACGGCTGCCACGCGGCATGCCCGCCGATCTGGATGCCGGGATCCGTGAGGCGTTCCGGCTCTTCCGCAGCGACATCGTCGCCTACGAGGCAGAAGTGCTGCGCGCGGTGAAGGTGCCGCTGGAACCGCACGAGTTCGATGCGCTGGTCAGTTTCCATTACAACACCGGCGGCATCGCGAAAGCCTCGCTGACCCGCCATCTGAACGCGGGCAACCGCACGGCCGCCACGCAGGGCTTCATGGGCTGGTTTCGGCCCGCGTCAATCCGCACGCGCCGGGAGGCGGAGCGCGATCTGTTCAGAGACGGCCGTTATCCGACCGGCACCATTCCGGTCTGGGCGGTGGATCGAAATGGCCGGGTGGATTTCTCGCGGCCGATCCGGCGATTGTCCGAGGCCGATGCGCTGGCCCTACTGCGCCCACCAAGCGTGCCGCTGGCCCCCGCAATCGATGCTGCACCGACATCGCCACCTGCCTCCGCGCCGCCGAGCGGCTGGCTCGCCCGCCTCGCAACCTTCTTTTCAAACTTCACCCGGAGGGTCTGACCCATGCGCTATTTCCAACCGACATCGCTCACCTGGTGGGCGGGGCTGTTCGCCGTGCTGACCGGCAGCGGTGCGCTCTTTCTGCCCGACCAAGGCCAGCTTGCCGAACTGGCCCGACTGGTCGCGATCCTCGCCGGGGCGGGCGATGCCTCGCCGATGACGCTGATCACGCTCGGTCTTGGCCTGATCGGTCTGCGCGACCGGATCGAACGCGGGTTCCGCGGCGATGCTTGAGTTTCTGGCAGGCATGATCGTGGGCGGGGCGATGGGCGTGTTCGTTGCCGCCCTCTGCGTGGCGGCGTCGAGCGGGGAGCGGGATGATGGCTGACATCCTGATCTGGCTGATTGCTGCCCTTGGTGCCGTCGGGGGCGTCGTGCTTGGGCGGCTTTGGGGCCGCGCGGAAGGCAAGCGTGTGGGCAAACTGGAAGGGGAACGCGATGCAATGTCGGACAAGATCGAGCGCACGGAGCGCGGGCGCAAGGCTGTCCGGGACGGTCGCGGTTCTGGCGATCCTGCTCACCGGCTGCACAACAACGATGCGCGCTGGTGACGCGGGCTGTTCCGCCTATGCCGAAGCCCGCCTTGGCCGCCCGGCCAACGCGACAGTCACAGGCGTGCCGCCCGACTGGGCGGGTTGGATCGCCGACCTCGACGACCGCATGACGGGAACGTGCCGATGAAAGCCCTCCCGCCCTCGCTGCAAGCCCATCTCGATGATGGCACCACAACCTTGTCCTGGTGCTGGCGGATTTCTCGCGCCGACGGCGTGGCGCTCGGCTTCACCGATCACGACCGCACCCTCAGTTTCGATGCCACTGTGTTTGAACCCGAAAGCGGGTTTGCCGCCTCGGAAATCCGCGCCGGGTCTGACCTCGCGGTCGACGCGCAGGACGCGACCGGCGTGCTGACCTCCGACCGCATCACCGAAACCGACATTCTCGACGGGCGCTGGGACAACGCAGCGGTAGAGCTCTGGCGGGTCAAATGGGCCGACACCAGCCAGCGCGTGCTCTTGCGCCGGGGTGCGGTTGGGCAAATCCGCCGTGGCCGCATGGCCTTTGTCGCTGAGGTCCGGTCGCTGGCGCATGTGCTGGGCCAGACGGTCGGGCGCACGTTTCAGGCGGGGTGTGATGCAAGGTTGGGCGATGCGCGCTGCGGCATCGATCTGGAAGACAGCATCTACAAGGGCACGGGTGTCGTGACAGACCTGTTGCGCGACCGCGCGTTCATGGCCTCAGGGCTGGCCGGATTTGACGCAGGCTGGTTCACCTCCGGCACACTCACCTGGACCAGCGGCGCGAACGCAGGGCGCATCACTGAAATACTGGCGCATGGGCTGGATGGCAGTATCGCGACCCTGACCCTGTTGGAAGCACCGGTGCGCGCCATAGCCGAGAGTGACGGCTTCATCGCGCGGGCGGGCTGTGACAAGCGCATCGCTACCTGCAGTGCCAAGTTCGCCAACACGGCTAACTTCCGAGGCTTTCCCAACATTCCGGGTCAGGATGCGGTCCTACGCTATGCCAGCCAGGACGGCGGCCACGATGGGAACGTGCTGTGAAGACCGCCGATCCAGCAATCGTTGTCGCCACTGCCCGCGATTGGCTCGGCACGCCCTACCACGACCAAGCCAGTCTGCGCGGGGTCGGCTGCGATTGCCTTGGGCTGGCGCGCGGTGTCTGGCGTGAGGTAGTCGGCGACGAGCCTTTCCCGATCCCGCCTTACAGCCGGGATTGGGGCGAGACCGGTCCGCGCGAGGTGCTGGCGGAGGGCGCGCGCCAGATGATGCAAGAAATCACGCCCTCTGACGCCAGGCCCGGCACGCTTGTTCTGTTCCGGATGGCCCCTCGCGCCATCGCCAAGCATGTCGGGATCCTGACCGCCCCCGACCGTTTCATCCACGCCTGTGAACGCCTCGGTGTCGTCGAAGAAGTCCTGACCCCGACATGGGCGCGCAAGATCGCCTTCGCCTTCCTGTTCCCCAGAGATTGAGACCCCCCACATGGCAACTTTGGTTCTCGGTGCCGTCGGCTCCGCGATTGGCGGCGCGTTTGGCGGGGCCATCCTCGGCTTTTCCGGCGCGGCCATCGGTGGCTTCATCGGCTCGACCATTGGCTCTGTGGTCGACAACTGGATCGTGTCGTCCCTCGCCCCGGCTCAGCGCATCGAGGGCGCGCGGCTGGACAGCCTGCGCATCACCTCCTCGACCGAAGGCGCGGTGATCCCGCGCCTGTTCGGTCGGATGCGGATCGGCGGCAACATCATCTGGGCCACTGACTTCCGCGAAGAGGTCAACACCACCAGCCAGGGCGGCGGCAAGGGCAGCAAGCCCAAGGTCACGACGACCGAATACCTCTACTTCGCCAGCTTCGCAGTCGCGCTGTGCGAGGGCGAGATCACCGGCATTGGCCGCGTCTGGGCCGACGGCAAGCCGATGGATATGACCGGGGTCACCTGGCGCTGGTATCCGGGCAACGAGGTTCAAGGCCCGGACCCATTCATCTCTGCCAAGATGGGCGCAGCCAGCACCCCCGCCTATCGCGGCACCGCTTATGTGGTCTTCGAAGAACTGGACCTCAGCGCCTTCGGCAACCGCTTGCCGCAGATCAGCTTTGAGGTGTTCCGCCCGCTGGCGGATCCCGACACCGCCGAAGGACTGGTCGAGGCGGTCACGATGATCCCGGCTTCGGGCGAATTCAGCTACGCGACCGCCCCGGTCAAGAAGACCATCGGTTCAGGTGGCGCGACGGTGGCTGAGAACCTGAATGCGATTTCCGACACTGCTGACATCGTGGTGGCACTGGACCGGCTGCAGTCCCTGGCTCCTTCCATCGAGAGCGTCAGCCTCGTCGTGGCATGGTTCAGCGATGACCTGCGCGCCGGAAACTGCAAGGTGCGGCCGGGCGTCGAGGTTGCGTCAAAGGCCACCACGCCATCGGCTTGGGTCGTGAATGGTGTTGCACGCAACGATGCCTTCCTTGTCAGCCGCGACGCAGACGACCGCCCGGTCTATGGCGGCACGCCGGCGGATTTCGCGGTGGTGCAGGCGATCCAGGAGATGAGGGCACGCGGGTTGCGGGTGACTTTCTATCCCTTCCTGCTGCTGGACGTGCCGCTCGGGAACACCAAGCCAAACCCCTACAGCGCCAATGCCGCCACCTCTGGCCAGCCGACTTTCCCCTGGCGCGGGCGCATCACCTGTTCTCCGGCTGCGGGTTTTGCAGGATCGGTGGATAAAACCGCCACTGCCGCCACGCAAGTATGGGCGCTGTTCGGAACGGCGACGCCCGCCAACTTCAGCGTTTCCGGCACCACTGTCAGCTGGACCGGCCCGGTCGGTGAATGGTCCCTGCGCCGGATGATCCTGCACTACGCCCATCTGTGCAAAGCGGCAGGCGGCGTCGATGCCTTCCTGATCGGTTCAGAAATGCCCGGCCTGACCACGATCCGCTCGGGCGCGAGCACCTATCCTGCGGTCACCGCCTTCAAGGCGCTCGCCGCCGATGTGCGTGCAATCTTCGGCGCTGGGCCCAAGATCGGCTATGCCGCCGACTGGTCGGAATACTTCGGTCACCATCCTGCCGATGGGTCGGGCGACGTGTATTTCCACCTCGACCCGCTCTGGTCGGACGCCAACATCAACTTCATCGGCATAGATAACTACATGCCGCTGTCCGATTGGCGCGACGGGTTCGATCACGCTGACGCCGCGCTGGCGCCTGCGACCTATGACCGGACGTATCTGCAATCCAACATCGCGGGCGGCGAAGGCTTCGACTGGTTCTATGCCAGCGCCCTTGATCGAACCACGCAGAACCGCACGCCGATCACCGATGGTGCGGCCGCGAAGCCTTGGGTCTTCCGCTTCAAGGATCTGCGCGCCTGGTGGCAAAACCCGCACTTCAACCGACCCGGTGGGGTGGAGAGCGGCACGCCAACCGCGTGGGTGCCGCAGTCAAAGCCGATCTGGTTCACCGAACTCGGCTGCCCGGCGATTGATCGTGGCACCAACCAGCCGAATGTGTTCTTCGATCCGAAATCGTCTGAAAGTTTCACGCC